AAAAAAACAAAAATGAAAAGTCTTAATAATGAAATTAATCAAGGAAAGTCATCCAAAACTCAGTACTATTTTTTATATTCTTCTAGTATGGTTCGTAAAGAAGTTTCTCGAAGTGTGTTCATACAAGTTCAAGGGAAAATTATTTCTTTTGATACCGTGAAATATAAAGTCATTGGTGGTTGCACTAAGAGTGTGGCAAAAGCTGTGCGCCGGTTTAAAGCGGAGTCGGTTTTCGATACTCTTTTTGGTGCTGCTGATGGCTTGAAAATTTTGTTGAATGCATTAAATAAACTTTCGGAGCTTAAACATTCTAGTGATAAATACCTAACTAAACCAACGCTGCTGACATTAGCTAATGTCTTGTTGAGTATAAAGACGTTATCCGATCACCCCTCATTAACTAGTTTTATCAAAATAGTTATTGAGTTGTTTACTTTACGTGAATTGACTTTTGAGAAAGAGTCTATTGACGGATTGTTGATGGCTGGTTTGAGCATGTTTTTACCGAACAAGATAAATGAATTGATTAAAAGAGCCTCTACTTTCACGAACGTAAAGTTCTTAGATGATATTGGCGTTTATCATTCATTGGTTATTTGGCTATCCGATTTATTTAGCTGTGTTTATGATTTTATAAAAGATAAACTACCTACTCAAATTGTGGAAATCTTTGATTCTTTTACTAACAAAATCAACGTGACCAAACATCATTTAGTTTTGGACAAGGGGAAGAAGTTAGTTGATCAGTATCGGCAGAATCCTAAAATTATGAGCGACGTGTTGTTTAGACACGCTGTGACTGACTTTTTGAATACTGCTGAGAGTGATCCTGATTTCTTTTCTTGGGCAAGACGACATGCTGGAGTAGGACATATTTTTGAGGCTGTTCTGCGTATGGGTAAAGTAGTAAAAGCATACGGGGAAATGAGTAGAGTAGAACCTACTTGTTTCGTTTTTGAAGGCCCGCCAGGAACTTTGAAATCCTATACTATGTTACCCTTATTGAAGAGCCTGAAGATGCCAGCCTACTCTCATGTTGTAAAATCAGTGGATGATGGAAAAGATTTCTATGATACATACAACAATGAGCCTATCTTTTACATGGACGATGTCGGCCAACAGGGAGTTTCTCAATGGAGAACCATAATAAATATGGTTTCTCCTGTGAAGCTTCCTTTGGACTGTGCTGATGCCAAGTTAAAGGATACAAAATTTTTTAATTCAGAATTATTATTTTTGACAACGAATTCTTTTAGTAATTTACAGGGACTGACGAAGTCAGACTGTATTTCAGATATTAAAGCCTTATGGAGAAGAGGAAACGTTTTTGACTTTTCACAAGCAAAAGCCAAAGACGGATCCTTAACTGGTGTAATCGCTTTTAAATATTTTGACATTACAACGAATTCGTTTCACAATAGTTTTCCTGTGGATGTTTATAATTTTTTTAGACAGAAAGAGATAGAAATATCTCCAACTTTTGTAATTAAACCTCAAACACGAAGAGTAGACCTATTAGTATGGATGAAGAAAATTGTTCAAGCCTTTTTGTGCTTGAAGAAGAAATTTCATCAAAATACTGAATTGTCACCAGAGGAAGAGCAAATTCTTGATTTTGATTTGTGTGCAGAAATGCAAACAAATGATGATGAAGAATTTTCTGAAGCCTTAGTTTCATTCGATGGTTCCGGTACTTCGTTTGACGAGAATCAAACAGATTCTGATAATAGACCTCCTTTGCATGTTATACAAAGTCTTCGAGATAGAACGATCTTGATCTCAGGTATAACTCAGCATACAGAAATGCGAGCGGTCAGACAAGAAGCTACCGACTCTTATTTGTTGCAAATACGCGCAGATGAGCAAGTTCGATATGTTTTTACTGATTTGCACGTACCTTTTTGGGACATGTCTTTGAGAAATATTTGGGAACTTGTCAAAGAGTATACTCTGTATATCAGAGATACGTTTTGGTCTCGATTTCAACAAATATTTTCCTGGTTCATGGACCCTAAAGGAGGTCTCAGAATTACTATATATCTTTCAATTTATATTCTTATTTTAGCTTATTTTTTTATTTTTTCTTTGTTTTTTCCTACAACTCTAGACTGTGAGTCAGATGTTATTAGTTTTGCTGATAAGGAAATACATTCAGGTGTTTTGTATGTTCAAAAGAGCATTAAACACTGCGAAGTATTTTTGGATTGTAATGACAAAGAAGTCGTTACTTGTAAGGCTATGGTAAGTGGTCGAAAGATCATTTTGCCGAGCCATGCGGTATCAACAGAATTGGTTTATGTTAAACTCTATGCTAAAGGTGATAAGAAGAACGTGCAGGTGGATCTAGAAAAGGCACATGTAGTATACAGAAATAACGA